CAGTCTGGATCAGGCGAGGCTGATGTTGAACAGGTGGGTGGGAGGTGCCGAGAGGCTGAAGTTGATCGAGGCCACGATGGCGTCGGTCGTGTTCACCGAGATGGAGAAGCCGTCCAAGGACACCTCAGCCTCGATGTAGGAGGAGAGAGTGTCGTCGAGGACGTTGCCAGCGCCTTCGATGGCCTTGACGTAGAACTTGACCGTGGCGCCGGCCTGGTTCTTCAGCAGGGAGTTGGCGATCAGACGACCGCTGAGGCTGGTCTGATCGCCGCTGAACAGGACGCTCATCGTTCCAGAGCCGCTGGCGAAGCCAGGGATGCTGGTGCGGAAGCCGGCGAACTTGTCGGCGGAGCCGCCGATCTTGCAGGGCAGGGTGGTGATGTCGATCGTCTCGCGGGAGAAGTCGATCGACCATTCCTGAACCATGCACACCAGGTCGTACTCGCCGTAGGCCACGTTGATGTGGCCGGTGCTGTCCTCGCGGGCGGTGGTCAGCGTCGCGGTGCCGGTGAACGCCGTGGTAGGCGGCGTGGCATCAATCGCGGTGCCCGAGGCGTTGCGGCCTCCCGTCAGCGTGATGCCGCCAGCGGCGGTGGTGTAGCCCGTACCAGCCGTGGTGATGGTCACGGCGCCGGCGTTGACAGCACCGCCAACGGGGACCACCACGGTGGCGCGAGCGGTGTTTGCTGTGCCCTGCACCAGACGTACGTCGGTGTAGGTGCCGGGGGTGTAGCCGGCGCCGGCGGTGGCGGCAGCCAGGCTGCCGACGCCCGAGCCAGCCATGCCACCCATGCCGTCGAGGGTAATCGGCACGCCGCCTTTGGTGGCGGACACCGAGATGGTGGTGGCGGTCTTGTCGACGACCCAGTACTTGGTGTTGACCGTCAGCTTGGGGTCGATGACGGCGGCACCGTCAGTGGTGAACACCACTGGGTCGCCGATGTAGAAGTCGTGGTCGCCGGGGACCGTGATCAACTTGCCGAGCGGGAAGTCAGAGGCATCCTTCAGGCAGTGCTTGACGCCTGCAGGCTTGAAAGTGATCAGTCCGTCGCTCCCGGTGAGCGCGGACGTGTTGCATGAAACTGGCACTGGTGTACCTCAGTAGACGACATGCGGGGGCGTCGCCTGCGGGGGCTCAGGCCCTCTAAGTGTATGCAGCTATAAGGGAACCGCTCAAGCGGCTCATGAAGTGCGGCCGGCCGTCGAGGGCACTGAAGCTGGGGCCGTTCAGGCTGAGGACGCGGGCTTTCGCTCCAGCGGCAGCGTGGTAACGGAGGGTGTTGAGCTGCTTGCTGATCTCGGTAGCCAGGGTTTGGCCTCGGCCGGGACCTTGGCCTTTGGGGGTGTAAATCTCGATGACGATGGTGCCGCGCAGGTCTTCGACGTTCTCGCAGAAGGTGGGTTCGACGGTGGTGCCGAAGTGGATGCGCACCAGCACGAACTCGGAGGTGGCGTCGTCGGCGTCGTAAAGCTGGTTGTCGACGTAGACGGGAACGGTGCCGGCGCCGGCGATTACGGCGTCTTCGAGGACTTTGCGGATGGCCTGGAGCGTCATGGATCAGGCCTCGTTGACTTGGCCACGGACGCCACGGATGCGCGGTTGTGAGGCGGTGCGCTCGGTCGCAAGGCGGAGGGCTTCGCGCAGACCGGCGGTGCGGGTTCCGCTGCCTTCGACGTAGATGGCGTACCAGTCCTGGTCAGCGGTTTCGTTGCCGCCGCCTTTGATGCGGCCTGGGACGAGGTCGAGGGCGATGTTGCGGTAGATCATGGTGTTGCCGATCGTGTAGGAGATCGACTTGCGGCCGGTGGCCTTGGGGATGGTGACGTCGGTGATCTGGCGTTGGTAGGGGAACTTTGGGCGGGTTGGAACGCCCTGGCGAGTGGCGGCGATGGTGACGTCGCCAGGGCGCACCACCCAGGACTCCTCGAAGTCGCCGGTCCAGTAGGGGCCTTCGATTTTGAGGTCGGTGACGATCTGGCGGGCGGCTTCCTCGCTGACAGTGTTTTTGATGTTCTCCACCCAGGTGCGGAGGCCGGGCAGCTTGAAGGTTGTGCGGCGGGCCATTACTGGGGGCGGGCGATGACGACGAAGAAGACCGGGTTGTCGCCACGATAGGTGCGGGGTTCGATCACTTTCAGGCGTTGCGTGCCAGCGCCTTTGGGCACCTCAAACCAGTCCGAGGTGGTGATGTAGTGGCCGCCGATTTGGCCTGGGTCGATGAGGATTTTGACGTCGGTGGCCTGGTAGAGGCCGCTGAACTCGGTGGGGTCGATCTTCGTGATCACCAGCTGTACCGGCGTGCGGGTCTCGGTGGGGGTGATGGTGCCGGTGGTCGAGTCGTAGGTGGAGGTGCCGGTCTGCACGAACGTTCCAGGCTGGCCCCATTCCTGGATGAGGGGGCCGGGGATGGGGCCGAAGACGGTGTCGACCTTGCTCATGTCAGTTGCGCTTCAGGCGGATCTGGCGGTTGGCGGAGCCCATGTACCAGCAGCCGATGATGTCGCGGAGCCAGGGGAAGACCCGGAGCACGGTGGGGCCGGTGGCGGGGAAGACCTTGGACGCTCCAGCAGAAGAGGAAGCGGTGTCGAAGTATTCGACTTCGAGGACGTCGAGTTTTTGGCGTTTGATGGCGCCGGTGGTGCCTCCGCTGCGGGTACACCTCACGGCCATGCCGCTTGGGTGGTGCCTGCTCCGGTGCCGCTGGCCGTCGCTCCAGCGGGCAGCTCGGGCTACTACATGGGCATCAAGGTGGGCGTCGACACCAAGACTGGGCCGTTTGCCGGCTGGCTTGGGACCGCTGGGCCCAGACCGAACTGGCCCAACTAAGCCATAAAGAAAGGGGCCCCGAAGGGCCCCATTTTTGTGTCCGCCTGATGGGTCAGGGGTTGGCGCTGAAGGGGGTGTTAACGGTCAGCTTCACCAGGGGAATCTGCTGATGCGAATACTTCAGTGCCCAGCTACCGGCAGTTGCCAGAGTGGTGTTGTCGGGGTTGTCGGCGCCGGCGTAGGACACGCCGTCGACGTGCAGCAGCTGGTGGTAATCGCAAGAAGCGATGTCCTGCTTGCTGAGGATGTTCCGCTCGTACTCGATGCGGAAGTCCTGCTGAATACCCATCTGAACGGCGCCTTGGCCGAACAGGTAGACCGGGTACTTGTCGCCGTTGGTGGCGTCAGTGACAGGAGCCAGCTGATCGTCAACGATGACGCGCAGGCCAGCAAACGAGGCGATCTCGGTGCTGGTGATGCCCACACCACCGCCGCCCCAGGCGATGTTGCCGCCGGTGGACAAAGAGGAGGTGCTAAAAGTAAGCATCCCCACGGTTTTGAGGTAGCTATACACACTGGAGTGCATTGCAATCGCAGTGAGTTGCGATGCGTTTTCACCCAGAATGTTGGCTGCCTTGATGACGTTGGCGGCGGAGAGGAAGTTGGCTTCGCCGCTTGCCGTACCGCCGGTGCGGGATACATCCAGGGAGTGGGACGTACCACCAGCAGCCACGGCTGCCAGCACGCCGGTCAGCATCTGCACCAGGGTGGTGGTGCGGATACGCAGCATCGAGTCAGCGATGTAGCTGGCGATGGCGGCCATCGGGTCAGCGCCTGCGCCCATGCGGGAGAGGTCGTCTGCGGCCCAGGCGAAACCACGGTGCATCACAGCAGCGACTTGGCTGTCTGCGTTGATCTTCTGAGGCGAGAGATAGCCCGCAGCAGAGATACCCCAGGTGGTGTTGCTCTGGATGATTTCTTCAGTGGCCAGGAAGGGCTTGAAGAACGGCACGGTGATGCGGGTGCCGCCGCTGGAGAGATCCAGGGCGCTGTTGCGCTGGATGATGCCGGACTGCACCCAGGCGCAGCGACCGTAGAGCTGCTCGCGGACGTATTGACCGAAGTTGACCTTGGTGATCAGGTCACCGAGGAACGTGGAGCCCCAGTTGGGATTGGCGCGGGTGCCGATCGCAACCGCGGTCGGTGTCGTAGACGGAGCTACGACGGTTACGCCGTAGTTGTGTTGAACAGATGCCATTGCTCTGTATTAGAAGGTTGCCGTGTCAACCCCGTGCGGCTTCGGCTTGGAGGGCGGCGGCGAGTTCTGGGTTGCTGGCCTGGAGCGCAAATTGCTGGGTCACAGAGAAGGACTCAGGGCGCCAGGGGTTTGCCATGCCCGGTGCGACGGATGCGGACGCTCCAGGGGCAGAGCCCATGCCGCGTGCGCCTGATGCTGAGAAGAAGTGCTCGTAGCCGCTGCCGGGGTTCTTCAGCTGAGCCAGGTAGTCCCCCAGTGGTTGCTCGACGCCCCCGTTAAGCGCCACTGGTTGGCCGTCCACCTCACGCAGGTTTTGCGCCATCAGTTGGTACAGCTGCTCCGGTGCGATGACACCGGCGTTGCTGATCTTGCCGAGGGCTGCGGCCTTAAGCCGCTCCTGCGCTGCTGATGATTGAACGTTTTGCAGCTGGGCTTGAAGCTCCTGCATTTCCAGCTCGCGCTGCGAGATGGTCTGCTGAGCCTCGCGCCATAGGCGTTCAAACTCGCCTGCCTCTTCAAGCTTTTGCGTTTTTCCAGTGAGGAGTTTCTTCTGCAGGTCTTCGTTCTGACGCTTCAGCTCTTGGAGCTGATCATTCAATTTCTTGTTTGTCTCCCCTTGGCGGGCCTTGTCTTGAGCGATGAGTTCAAGCTTGGCCTTAAGGGCAGCAGCGTCTTCAGAGTTGGCTGCAGTTGCGTCGGGTTGCGCCGTTACGAACGGAGCCGAATCCCCCACGGAAGGATTCCCCGTAGCGAGTTCCGCCATCTGGAAATAAAGGGTTTACGCAGAAAGTCTATCCGCGTATCCCTCCATAGGCGTAATGCCTTCCATCAGACAGGCTTCGCGTTTGCCCCGGTGGTAGCGATCTCTAAGTCGCTTGCGGTCTCGCGGCGAAAGCGCCAGCAGCACAGCCAGCTCTATCCCGTACTGGGCAGCCGTCTTCTGTGCCCTTGTGAGGGTTCTACGGGCCACCGCTTCTGGCGAGAGAGTCTTCCCCTTGTGCGCCTCGCTCAGCCGCTGCCGTGTTTCAGCGCTCTTGGGCCTGCCGGTGAGCGCTTCACTCAAC